TGCCTGAGATTGATGGGGCTTATAATTGCTACCTGGATCCGGTTTCCGCTCGGCAATTGTTTTCGGATCCTGACTTCAAGCAGTTGTTCCAGGGTGCCACCTCAGCGAACCAGGTGTTTCGCAAGGGTATGACAAATGATTTTCTTGGCCTGCGGTTCATGCCGACCACCGAAGTCTTCGTCCAACCGCATCCAATTCTTCCAAATGTGATGATCAGGCGTCCGATAATCTGCGGAGCCGGTGCGCTCATCGAAGGAGATTTCGCGGGAATGGCGGCCCATGATGTCGCGCCTTCAGATTCGATTGTCACGATGGTGAACGGTGTAGCAATGGTAACCCGAGAGCCAATTGATCGTCTTCAGCAAATTATAGCTCAATCCTGGTATTGGATGGGTGGCTTTTGTGCGCCTTCGGACACCACGACTAATCCCACGACCATTCCGACCGCTACAAATGGGTCTTATAAACGAGCAGTTATAGTTGAACACGTAGGCTGAAAAGGCGGAGGTAACGCACCTTGTCGACGGGATCAAGTAACCCTTTTCTGGCGGTAGCAACGGTCGCTTTGCTATCAGGAACCACTTCCAGCAATACTCAACTCGGAGGTAGCGGCGAAGCAGTATTAATCACGAACTCGACTTCCTCTATTGCATACGTCCGACTTGGTTCGGACGCCAGCCTACAGGCGACCATTCCCTCAACCGGGGCGCTGGGGGATACACCGGTTTTACCCAGTAGCAAGGTGCTACTTCGGTGCGGTCCACTGGTTTCGTTTTGCGCCGCCGTTTTAAGTTCTGGTAGCGGATTGGTTCTCTTTACCCGAGGAGACGGATCAAACACGTGATGTCTTTAACGTCTGATGAAAAGATAAATGCCAGACGGCATTGCGGCTACCCGGCGTACGGCAGTCAGCCCTCAGGCTTTTCGTCATGGCGCTTTTTTCAGATTTATGGGTTGCTGGAGTATCGACTCAACAATCTGGCGGATGGCGAAATAAAGGTAATCAGAAACTACCTGGTGACTCTCGCGAGTCTCGAAGAGGCGATTCCACGATCTTCAGAGAGCCTGGATACCGACCGGGCTGCTATCTGGTCCAGGAATCAGAACGAAACTCGTGATCGTGAGAAACTATTTGACGGCTGGCGTACCCGTCTATGCTCGTTCCTGGGAGTTCCACCCGGTCCTGGAATTCGCTCTAATTGTCCAAACGTGATCGTATAGAATGAACGTATCTTATCTCCAGGATCGTCTCGACTGGGGACTCAATCGCGCCGCGAATATTTTGGGCAAGATGACAGACGCGTATAGGCCAGAGGGCTCCTCAACCCCACTCGATCGATCAAATCGGTTTCTTCGGTTGCACGTTGTGTTCAGCCGATGTGATGGGAATTTTGATCAGTCTGTTGGCTATGGAAGCGCATTATGGCGAGGATACTTTGATAGCTCGTATACACGGGTCGGAGATTATCTGGTACAGAATGAGGATATATGGTTTATTGTGTCTCAGCAATCTCTTCTGCCAGTTCTCTGCGTAAAGGCAAATAAGACTATTTCCATCGCGCGCCAGTTAACGCCGGACAACACGACATCAAGCAATTTGGTGCCTCTGGGTTCCACAATCAATGTGATTTCGGAGTGGCCGGTCAGCATGCTAGGCACTGGGACCGAGGGGAGGTCTGCGACCCAGCTCCCAGGCGACACAAGAATTCCAACCGTTACCGCTTTACTTCCCTCAATCCACGGGCAGACTATAGAGCCAGCCGACATTATAACTGACGAATATGGGGCATCTGGGATAGTCGTAGCTACGGAGTTAAGCGATCTTGGTTGGCGCCTTAACGTTCGAAGTGTGACGACGTAATGGCTGATATATCCGATATTGAGAATGCTATCGTCAGCGGAGTCGTGGCGGCATTATATCCGTCCGGCACCTCTAAACCAAGCTGTGTCGGTACCACTTGCAGGATTTATCGAGGATGGCCATCGCCTTCGTCGCTAAACTCAGACCTGGCGGCCGGGATCGTGAATGTGACCGTATTTCCGACAACTACACCAGGTCAAGTACTTGATGTCTATCTAGATAGCTCTCTTACCGCCGCCACGCCTCCGGCTCTGATGGCAACCGTAACAGGGCAAAGCGTCACCCTTTCGGGGGTGGTGCTGCCTGGCCAGATTGTCGGACTCCTCGTTGATGGGACGCCATACATATTTAATGTCGACTCGAGTGATATGATAGAAAATGTCGCGGCAAGCCTGGCGACACTGATATGCGGGGATCGCCTCGCCCTGTCAAACGGCTCCACCGTTACAATTCCTGGTGTTGTGATGCTGACTTCTCGCGTGGTTACGAATGCAATGGTGGAACGGGCGCTGCGACGTCAACGTCGGGAAATACAAGTTAACTGTTGGTGCCCGTCGGTCGTTTTACGCGACCTAGTTAGTACCACGATAGATGTGGCATGTTCTGCTTCGCCTTTTATCGATATATCTGACGGAACAAAGGCACGTGTCCGATATGTTGCTACTCAGGTCTACGATCAATCTCAGAACGCGCTCCTTTACAGGCGCGATCTTTGTTATGATTTTGAATATTCCTCCATAGAATGTGCTACCGCGCCCGTAATGCTGTTTGGAGATCTTGTTCATAACTATATCCGGACGTTCTTGTAAAGGCGCGGGAGGTCAAAAGGCCAATAGACCTTCTACTTACACGTTGGACGGACCATCGGTTAACCAGGTTCCCGACGCGAGACGCCAGGTCTATGGCGTCAGTTACGGTGCTGGACCTCGGCCAGATCGTGGGATCACATTCAGACGGCCTTACGACATAGCCGCTTTCCGAGGCGAGGTCGGTTAAATATTCGGAAGTCTATTTATCATCAAGAGTCACTAAGGTTTAATACTCAATGCCAATCATTCAGGCTGGAACGATCAACAATACCGCGCTAATAGTACCTGACCTCTACGTGGAAATCGTTCCTCCTCAGAATCTGATTTTGAATGGTGTTCCCACCAATATCATAGGGGCGGTGGGTACATCCACATGGGGGCCAATTGGCACTCCGGTCATCCTAAGTTCCATGTTGGATTATGGAGTCAATTTCGGGCCAATCATCCCTAGGAAGTATGACATGGGCACCCAGATTGCTACCGCGGTTCAGCAAGGCGCCCAGAACTTTCGGGCGGTACGGGTGACCGACGGAACTGACACATTTGCTTCGGCCAATGTGCCTGGCTGCGCATCGACGATCACCGCACTGTACACCGGTTCGCTCGGCAATCAGATAACCGTTACAATCCAACCAGGGTCGCAGCTATCGAGCTGGATGCTTATTGTCAGTCTTCCCGGGCTCCAACCAGAAGTTTTTGACAATATTCCAGGAAACAGCGCTGCCTTTTGGATCGCCCTCGCGGCAGCCGTCAACACAGGAGCAGGCGTTAACAGATCGGCGTCGCGCATGATTACCATCCAGCCCAATGGCAACTCCAGCACTCCGACGAACACCTTGATAACCCTGGGATCCGCGACTCATGGCGCCGATGGCGCTTCCGGCGTCACAGGGCTTCAACTAATCGGTCAGGATGGCGCCGCCCGGAGTGGCATGTATGCCCTCAGAGGGCAGGGATGCGGATTAGGGTTGCTCGCTGACGCAGATGACCCGCAGATCTGGTCCAGTCAGGCGCAGTTCGGTCTGGACGAAGGCTTGTATGTAATCCTCACGGGTCCAGCCGGCGATACGATTTCCAACGCGGTCGTTATGAAACAATCCGTTGGGCTTGACAGTTACTCCGCCAAGTTGATGTTCGGTGATTGGCTGTGGTGGTCAGACCAGACAAACGGCCTGATCCGCCTGGTCTCTCCCCAAGGCTTCGTTGCGGGTCGCCTCGCGAATCTATCGCCCGAGCAGTCAAGCCTGAACAAGCCGCTCTATGGGATAATCGGCAGCCAGACTTCCGGTCAACCGCAATCCGGAGAAGCTTCATCGTATTCCACCGCGGATCTGGCGACACTCTTCAGTGCTGGTATCGATGTAATATCAAATCCACAACCAGCCGGGTCGTTCTGGGGCGTCCGGGGCGGAAAAAACTCATCGTCAGACCTGATGATAAATGGAGATAATTACGTAAGATTGACGAACTTTATTTCCCAAACTTTGTCTGCCGGGATGGGGGAATATGTTGGCCAGGTGATTACTGCCGGTTTATTTCAGAATATTCGTGGGACGCTGTTGTCATTCCTACAAAACATGCTGAACCAAGGACTATTGGGCACCACGGATGGAACGGCACCGTTTAGCGTCATATGCGATATCTCGAATAATCCGCTTAGTATGACCGCGCTCGGATATGTCCAGGCAAACGTCCAGATCCGATATCAGGCAATTAATGAGAAGTTTATTGTCAGTCTCGAAGGAGGGCAAACTGTACAGATAACTCAGCAAACGCTGCCAACCAGCCAGCCAGGCCAATAGGAGTACGTCAGTGGGCATTTCTGTTTTTTCGGTCGGGCGTGACACTCAGCTTGTGGTGATTAGCCCCTCCGGCCAAATCACTTTGAGCCATGTCACTGGCTTTGAAAGCCGGCAAGTTACCCAGTCGATTAGAGTAAACCGGTTGGATGGGAATCAACTGGGCATGGAACTACCAAAAGGCTGGGAAGGAAGCTTCGACCTGGAGCGAGGGGACTCGGTTGTTGAAGATTTCATCGCAAATGCCGAGCAGAGCTATTTCAATGGCTCTATGAACGCCACAAGCTCCATGTATCAATATGTATCGGAGGTAGATGGCTCCACTTCAACCTATCAGTATGACTCGGTGGTATTTCACCTGGTGAACGCTGGGCAATGGCGAGGTGACACAGCGGTAAAACAGAAATTGGACTTTTTCGCGTCACGTAGGATGCGGATGTGACTCCTTCCGGTTTGATCATTTCTGCCTCCAGTCTGACATTCGAAACCCAGGATGGCTCCGGCCGAAATCTAAAAGTCCGTCGTATTAATGCACTGGACCGACTGCGCTTGCTAAAAGCCGCGGGACCAGAATTATCCCAAAATGACGCGTGGCTAAATATGGCTGCTCTGACACTATCTGTCGTTGAGTTGAATGGCATTCCCCGACCATTTCCAACAAATGAACGTCAGATAGAAGCAGCTGTTGCCGACCTAGGAGATGAAGGTTTGCAGGCTGTATCTGATGCTTTGGACGAGCATGACAGAGGATCAGGACTGTTCGGTGGATCACCCGAGGGAAACGCCGTGGGCACGCCGATCTAGCCGAATGCCTATATCTTGTCCGGAACGGCGTGCCCTTTGATGTTGCTTTTTCATTGCCTGACCACGATCGATGGCATTTTATTCATTCAATTCAGGGACTTGCGAATATCTTCTGATTCGTAATTGCTCACCCCACGCCGGGCACCACCTCGACGGGTCGTTTGGCTGACAGCACGAACTGGATGGTGTCGTAGACCGACGTGCCATTGGCTTTGGCGGTGCTGACGACCGAGCGGAAAGCGGCATAGGTCTCCGGACCCCACTCGCAGCGGAAGCAGTTGGTCACCTTGCGGAAGATCACACTGGGCCGAAGATGCCGTTCGGATATGTTGTTCGTGAACGGCACATCCCGCCTGGTCATGAACACGAACAGATGCGCCCGGTTGGCGAGCATGCGGTTGCGTAACTTTCGTCCAGGCTCGCCAATTGGGACCGCCTTGATGATCCGGTCGAGCCGGCGTTCGAGGTCGTACAAATATTGCCTCAGGGTCGTGTCCTTCAGCGTCTCTCGCCGTTGTCCCATCGCGATGGCACGCAACAACAGCTTCCTGAACGGCGCGCTGAAGGCGGTATCGCCGCATTCAATTGCATATTTGGCGTCGCGGAGCAGACGCGCGAGGCACACCTGCCATTCAACACCGTGGCCCTTTTGGCTGCCCAGCATATCGGAGACCCACACCTCGGGCCGGATTTCGCCGAACAGCGCCGTCACCACGGCCTTGCCGCGGCTGGGTTTGATCACATGCAGCACGGCCACGGTGGTGACGAACACCCATTCCCACCAGTTCTTCCGGTTCACCCGCGCCGAGGTCTCGTCGGAGCAGACCACCGGGCTGGCGAGCACCACTTTCTCAATCGTCGAGGCGGCATCAAGCAGCGGTTCGCGAGAGCGGGCCAGGATGTTGCTGATTGCCCCCTCACTGATCGAGAGACCAAAGAGTTCGTCCATCAACGTGGCCAGCCGCTCCATGCCGATGGCATGGGCGTAGTGCAAATAGACCACCATCGCCGCGATGGACTGGCCGAACGGCGAGCCTTGCTCCAGTCCGGCCGGGGCTTCAGCGGTCACTCGCTCACCGCAACAGGCGCAACGTCCGCCGAACAGGCGCACCTGGGTCACATCCGGCCTGACCGGCGGCAGCTCGATGCGCTCGTAGACCTGTTGCGGGGCCTGCGACGCGTCGGGGAACGCGGCCTCGCATTTCGGGCAGGCGGTCAGCCGGGCATCGATCACGCGGTCAGGGTTCGGATGCAGCGCCCGGCCCACACCGGGGCGGCTTTTGCGCGGTGGGCGCTCGCCGCCGGGCTCCGGACGGTCCGGCTTCTGCCCCTGAGACGGCGAGTTGCGCGAAGAGCGCCAGAATCAGCCCGTCCTTCTCCGTGGAACTCAGTTTAGTGCGGTCGGGTGGCTGGGACACCCTGGCGTTACACCCGACTCGGGCGTGACCATGTCAAGGAGTTTTTTGAGGCTGATGCCAGGATGCGCCGGCCGTAGGTTGGTCAGAAGATCACCGCCAGGCGATCACCCCGGGGTGAGTAATTACTCTGATTCCTACATCTCCATTAGCCTCCACACGCCATGAACGTAACCACCTGATAACCAACACAGCGTCTGGGCAATAAGGCCGCCCTATCGCTCACCGCACTGTTCCAAAAGTATACAAATCATTGGCGTCGGTGGGAGGAGAAGATTTATAGGCCATGAATTTCCTTGGCTCAATGGGGGTTCCCGATTTACGAAGCGCCGCATTTGGTGCCGAGAGACCGTACCCGGTGCGATCGGACAAGCGTCGCTATCCGAGCGATCTGATCAATGAGGAATGACCGCATATCGAATTGACATTCGGACTGCCAACATGGTGGACTTTCGCAACCGGACTAGATTCGGAAAGTCGTCAATGCTCTTTCGAAAGCCTTGCGTGGGCTATTCGTAACGGTTGCGAGGCGGTCTGTCACGGCCAAGAGATCGAGGTCTCGCAGCATCGATGAGTTATCGACCAAACCTGCGGATGGTTCAATCGGTGCCCCCGGTGGGCCAAGCCATCAGGCGACTCTGCGACCTTGACGCTATATGATGCGTGCCTGCCAGCCAATATCGATATCAGGATCCCTTTCAGACAGAGCAGTTAACAGACTGATTAGAATGACGGAATCATTATTAAAATTAGGATCATTTTCCTTTGAAGGCCTGGAGTCTCCAGAACGGATACTGGTTACCTCTAAACAAAGGATTGCTTTGCATCATCTTGGATCTGGATTTTCAGAAGCCGATTGTTTGGGGGAGGATTGTGGATCCGTAACTTTCCAGGGTATCTTCACGGGTGCCCGTGCGGAAGAGAGAATACGTGCACTTGAGCTTCTGAAGCTTCAAAGTAACTCTCTTGCACTGACCTGGCATTCCAAGACATTATTAGTTATAATCCAGGAGCTAGAGCTTAATTTTTCATCAACGCGATGGATCCCTTACAAACTGCGCTGTGTCGTAATAGGATCGAACACTCGTAACGCGGTGTTAGCCTCCCCTGATACGCAGGTAGGCGAGATGATTGGCTTGATGCAACACACTGGCCTGTCTCCCACGTCGGCACAAACGATAGCTATTCTGAATCTGGCCGCTATGAATTACGATGTCGTGCCGAGCGACGAGTTGCAGCAGGCAGAAGCGTTAATTTCCGAGATTGATTCCCAAATCGCCACCTTCGAGAATATGACTTCCCTCGGATTTGATAACGATACGATCGCCGAAAGCCCGGTGATACAGATTGCCACGACTGTCGCCAACTCGGGTTCTCTTGCATCGCTTTTTTTGGCTCGCAATCGTCTTATGAACATAACAGTGCGCGCGGAGAGCGTGATCCAGCCATGACGCAGTCTATATTAGTATTTCCTGGATCAACGTTATTTCATATCGCGGCAAAGTATTTGAATGACGCCACGCAATGGTCGAGATTGGCGATTATCAACGATTTGGCGGACCCATTTCTGAGCAACTCAGAAACATTGATCATACCGGATATTTCTAGCAAGCCAAGGCGGGTCAGTGTCAATCAATCATAATTCCTTGGATATCAGATCTCCAAGACTACGCGTCGAAATAAATGGCGTAAATATCAATTCTATTATGCAAGCGGATATTATGGCCGCTGGTTCCCGCAGAACATCGAAGTTTGAATTAACCGCTAGTGTGAACGATTTTAGCAAACGCGACTCATGGTTAAACACCTTATCCGGACGAGTTTCGGCGGAAATATTCATGAGACTTCAACCTAGCGATGACGAAGAGTCTATGTTCGAAGGGCTTGTCGATGCTGTCTCATTCGATCCCATCCAGAAAGTGGCTCGAGTACGGGGAACAGACTATTCATCTTTGCTTTCCAGTTCGGCATATCAGGAATCTTTTTGCAACCGTACATCTGGCGAAATTGCCGCGGCCATAGCGTCTCGACATGGATTCGACACGAATATCGTCTCGACTTTTACCTTGGTCGGTAGCTACAGGTACGACGGTTACAATAAAATGTTGCTGAATGCTCACACCGACATTATCAGCGAATGGGAGCTCCTCAAACATCTCGCGAAGATCGAAGGATTCGAGACCTTTGTCCAAGGTAAAGTACTGTTCTTCACGCCTGCATCGCTATTGCCGAGAAATAATATTTCTTTGGATACCAGTAAGGTCATGAAGATAAGTCTTCATAAAAACTGTCCCCTCTACGAGCAGACGAGCCTGACAGTAAAGAGTTGGAATTCATGGCTGGGCCAAACATCCAGTTACACTAATGGGTCTTCCGTAAATGCCGCAATTCCCGATGCTATCACCGTCGCGGACAATACGGAGATGCAAATTGCCATTATTAAGCCCAATCTGACCGACGAGAACGCTCAGAACATGGCGCTTCGCTATACGGACACCCTTAACAGGCAAGTGCTTAGCGTTGATGTCGTCATGCCAGGTGAAACAATGATGAATCCTTATGATGTCCTGACTGTCAGCACGGGCGCCACCGAATTCGACTCCGATTACATCGTAAGTTCCATCCGGCGTCATTTCTCGGCTACCGCTGGATTTAGTCAGCACGTCCAAGGTTATGCGACTGGAGCAGCGCCGGCAAATTCTCAAGATACGGCGCTTCAATAATGGAGGATTTTTTTGACACGCTCGGCCACGGTATTAGCCGAGCACAGGGTGGTTTGGGCCAACCAAGGATTGGAGTGGTAACCTCTTCTGACGGTCAAAGAGCACTGGCGAAAGTCCTGTTGCAGCCTGAGGGGGTACTAACTGGTTGGCTCCCGGTCCTGACGCATTGGTGCGGCTCTGGGTGGGGCCTGACATGCCCTCCCAGCCCAGGTGATCAGGTCTTGATCCTTCCCCAGGAAGGCGACCCACAACATGGGTTGATCGTTGGCCGCCTCTTCTCGAACATGGTGCGCCCTCCGCCAGTAAATCCAGGAGAATTGGCTCTGACCCATCAGTCAGGCTGTTCGATCCAGTTACTCAACTCTGGCATCATTGCTATTCAGGGAGATCTTCATGTCTCGGGCGACGTCTATGACGCGCGTGGCGCGCTATCCAGACTGCGAAATGACTACAACGTTCATATCCATCAAGCAAGCAATGGGCAGAGTACGTCCTCCCCCACTCCTCAAGATTGAAGCCAGATGAACGCACTTCTTTGTATATGGGGCGGAGACCTATCTGTTGGTCCCGCAGGGGACATCAATATTGCTCCAGCGCAGTCCGAAGTAGGGCAAAGAATTATTCGGAGATTATTGACTAATCCTGGCGATTATATATGGCACACCAGTTATGGCGCTGGCCTGGGAGATTACGTTGGAGAGCCATATGTTTCAGGCGCAATTGAGGGAACAATCCTGAGCCAACTTCAGCAAGAAACTCTTGTGGCAAAGAACCCGACGCCAACTGTCAATTGTGATGCCTCGGCCTCCGGCGCCGAATCTTCCATATCAGTGAACATTCAGTATCAAATCTCCGGCAGCTCATCTGGAAACTCAGTCGCCTTAGAGCTAGGTAACTCATGAGATGAACCTTCCCGTCCGCAGCTTCACCGACGTTGTGCGCGATATGTCGGCGGCGATTACCGCGTCCGCGAGCAGTTTGATCGATATCTCAGTGGGCTCGGTACTTCGCGCCATACTTGAAGCCAATGCCGCCATTGCATTATGGGTCCAGTGGCTGGTACTTCTTACGTTGCAAACGACGAGAGCTTCCACCAGTAACGGTGCGGATTTGGACAGCTGGATGGCTGATTTTTCATTCTCGCGATTGCCCGCCATATCAGCTTTTGGGACAGCCACATTTTCCAGGTTCTCAAGTATAGCAAGCGCATTCATACCAGTAGGGACAATTGTTAAGACGCAGGACGGTTCGGTGAGCTTCTCGATTGCCAGCGACCCGACGAATCCCGCCTGGTTGGCAGCCTCGTGTTCCTATTCTTTGGCCCCCGGTGTTACCTCGATTGATCTGCCAATCATCGCTTCGGTGGCAGGGTTACCCGGAAATGTGCTGGCGAGCACTATCACGCTGCTTGCGTCCGCGGTGCCGGGAATTGATTCGGTAAGTAATGGCGCCGCGACCATTGGTGGAAGCGATCCGGAAACTGACGCCGCGTTCAGGGTTCGATTTACTGACTTCTTCGCCGCAAGGTCCCGCGCGACCCTCGATGCAATTGGGTATGCAATATCTCTCGTTGGATCTGATTTGAGCTATGTCATTCGAGAAAACGTCGATGCGACCGGGAACCCTCGCCTCGGGAATATGCTGATCATCGTTGATGATGGATCCGCATTGCTGTCTGACGCGCTATTGGCATCCCTTTCGATCGCTATTGGCGAAGTGCGGCCGGTAGGTACTTCGTTTTCAATCCAACCACCTCAGGTCATTCCCGTTCAGGTCAGCCTATCCGTGGAAATCCCCCCTGAACTTTCAACATCTACTGTTCAGAACACCCTGCAGGCAGCGATAACCATGTATGTTAGTGGACGCCCCATTGGAAGCACTCTTTCGATAACTCGAATTAGCCAGATCGCCTATCAGACGGAACCAGGAATAATAAACATCGCGAATGTTACATTGAACGGGGGCACCGCTGATCTTATCGCGCAGCCGACCGCATCGTTCATGTTTCAGAGCGTCACATTTTCCTGACATGCTCTACACTCAGCAAGAAATACTCAGCCGAATCAAGAAGACACTACCCAGTCGATGGTTTGGCGAAAATACCCCGGTGCTGGATGCTCTTCTGAACGCACTATCCGCAGGTTGGGTGGGCATCTTCAATTTACTCAACTACACGGTTATGCAGAGTCGAATATCTACATCTCTCGACATTTGGCTTGATCTCGCAGCCCGGGATTTCTTTGGATGTCGGCTGAAGCGCCGTCTACGCGAAACTGACAGCTCATACCGAATTCGAATCTGTAACGAGTTGTTGAGAGACCGATGCACTCGTCTTGCCTTATCCAACCTTCTGTTGGATTTGACAGGACAGCCTCCTGAAATCTTCGAACCGTCCAATCCTCAGGACACCGGTTGTTACGGGTCCCTATCGCCGCTCACCCGCGGAATGACGGCCTATAATGCCGCGGGCGGATGGGGCAGTCTCGAAATGCCATTTCAGACATTTGTCAGAGCATTGCGTCCGATCACGCCCGGAATCGCCATGGTTAATGGATGGGGTGGCTGTATCGGCGGGTTTGGGATGGCGCTGAGTGGCTACATTAGTCTGGAAACGAACACGTCCGAGCCGAGCGATGAGGAAATTTGCCGCGAAGTAGCAAGGACTTCTTCCGCGGGAGCAATTGTATGGATATCGATCACCTCGTGACAGCCATACCGAGGCAGCGGTTCTTCCAACCGGGAAGATCGCGGTCTGGATCGCCTAAGTTTGATATAGGGCCTAAAGGAAATCGATCGATAAAGTGGCGACTGTCGCCGCGTCTGTCGAGAACATATCGAAATGGGAATGATAAAAGTCAGCTTGACGTTTCACATTCGCTCTCAAGAGGCGAATTCCCGGGACGACGAGCCATCCCTTCATACCAGAATCATCCTCATCCAATTTCTCAGTCGCGGCCTTTCGCGAGCGGTCATCGGTCCGCGACTCCTAAATGCATTCCTCCCGCCAACAGCCCATCGCTCGGGGTTCTGCCGCCTCAACGTCCATCTCAGGTTGTTGCGAGGTCGGCCATCATTAATCCAGCCACCGCGGCAGGCAAAAATGGAAACTCCGTGCCCGATACCGGATTGACTTCCTCCGTTACCCATAACTCGGTCATTGGCGACTCTCGGAAATTGTCCGTGACGCCGAGCTATTGGGGACATACCAGAGCGCTGGCGGCGGCTTCACTGGATGCATCGCCGGTTCATGTTTCGCCGTATCGCGGTAATAGCATGCGGGAATCAGCGAGCCACCCGTCACACCCTGGTGGAATTGGACGTTTCAACCCAGTACGCTGCGAGACCACCACTTCCCCAAAATTCGTCACTGCGAATCGCGCACCCGCTCTGGCTCCACAACAAAGGACCGGTAATCAACCTAAATCAGAGCCTGACCTTTCCGCTCGATTTACAAATTTTGGCGATAGTTGGGATGGATCCGCTGCGACGATATCTGACCGAGTAAACCCAGGCGAAAAGCCTTCCCGGTCCGCTGTCCTGGCTGGAGAGTTGTGGCTGGACACACTCTCGCTTCGTGACTGGATTAGCTCATTTCTTTCAGATGGGCTCGGGCGGGCGGCTTCTGGAAAAATCATGGAATGACCTCGCGCCATGTTGAGCTCGGCCGGTTGATGCCGCCTCTTACGGGTGGATTTCCTCGGCGCTTCCACGGTCCAATACCGTACGAATCCATATTCATAACGTCCTCTATCGGGAGGAGCGAACATCTGTCCCGCCGCGAACCGCTCGGAATATCCTAGCGATAGAGGGAAAGTTTTGGGTTAGCTTCGAAGATATTCCCCTTAATTCGATCTCAAGGTTACGACGGGCTACCGTGGATCAGCCGGTGCCATCGAGTTTCGGCGCAAATATATTGAGAGTAATACCAACCGCCCGAACGATTGACCCATCGCCGCATGCCGAAACGTCATCCCCGGGCTCGACCCGGGGATGACGGGTGATGCGAGAGTCAGTCGTTCCGCTGGTTGGTATAAATCGCAGAAGTAAGGAGATTTCATGGATCGTAATATTGTCTACCCTGGCGCTATACCGCTTGATACTGATATCTTGTCAATCAACAGAAACATAATGATTGCCCTAGGTTTTATAGTAAAGGCAACCTTTGGCACAGATATTGTTGTAGATGGTCTCGTATGTACCCCGACGCTTCCGGCATCAATGTCAGTACAGATAGGCCCAGGTAGTCTTGCACAATTGGACGTTGTAGACAGGACATCATACGGTTCGATTAGTGCCGATATAACCGACCCCTTGATGAAAATGGGGATAAGTCTCTCCTCTCAGGCATTCACTCTTCAGGCCCCCGTGGATTTCGGAAAGTCCACGAACTATCTGATTCAGGCGTGCTTCCAGGAGACGGACCAGGACCTGACTGTGTTACCGTATTACAATGCGGCAAACCCCACGCAGCCATATAGCGGTCCAACAAATTCGGGCGTGGCTCAAGCGACATTACGCAGCCAGACAGTTCAACTTCAGCTGAAGAGTGGCGTACCCTCAGCGACTGGCACTCAACTAACGCCAGTGCAGGATCAAGGCTGGGTTGCGCTTTATGTGATAACGACCTCCTACGGACAGACAGCAATACTCGCGGACAACATTAATGCTTCGGCGACAGCTCCATACTTTAACTGGAAGCTGCCAAGGCTAAGTCCCGGATTTGGTTCGGGCATACAAACTTTTCAGAGTAGTGGTACATTCACGGTCCCACAGGGCGTTTTTCAACTGGAAGTGGAGCTTTGGGGGGGCGGTGCAGGTTCTTTCGCGTCAGTGCCGAGTACCCCGAGCGGGGGGGGCTCAGGGGGAGGGTATGCACGCAAATTGATTCAGGGGGTCCTGCCTGGGCAGACCATCGCGGTCACCGTGGGGCAGGGCGGTACCGCGGGGCATTCGTCTGGTGTCGCCGCTGGTCCGGGTGGCACTTCGAGCTTCGGCCAGTATGTAACCGCGACGGGCGGCAGCTTGAATATGCTCGCGTCGTTTGCCACTCCTCAATATGGCGCGACGCCGCCTGGGGTTGGCGTTAGCGGGGATATTAACCTTTCAGGCTCGGCGGGTTTAAGCGCTGTATTGAACCAAGGAGGAATGGGGGGGGGAGCCCCGATGGGCGGCAACCAGAACAGTGGTACCACTGGCGTTGCCGGAACTTCCCCCGGAGGTGGCGCGTCTGGGGCTGGAACAGGAGCGGATAGTCAAACACCATTTGACGGAGCGATGGGCAGCGGTGGGCTTGTGATCGTGCGATGGTAATTGGCGTCAATGTCCGGTCATTGGGGCGAGAGAAATATTGATCATCTTCGTCAATTTCACCGAGTAAATTAAAGAAGATTTCGTTGAAACCCACGACCACCCAATCTCGCCCGAAAATCCCTCGCGTCCCTGACATTGACATGCCGACCAGGATCTGATTCCGGTGTGTTGAAGACACGCATTTTGATTGTCATGTTAAAGCATATACTCTCAATCTATTTCATGATATCGAAACCGCGTTACTTGTCGCGAGGTCGAAGCAGCGCCAGTCCAAATCGGTTTAAGAACAATATCAATATGGGAACCCCTTATCATGGCATCCTTGGTCTCCCACGTTTGGAAGCCCAGCAACACAAGAATTCTGACGATTGACAGCTTCATTCCGGTGCCCCGCGGATCGGCTGCTACAACTCCTTCGCCGCTGAGTTGGCCATCCAAAGACCCGGGGGACATCCTCGACTACCAATTGGACATTGAACCAGCGATAGTCGGAAATAAGGGAGACACGATCAACAGCGTCGATATTGATGTGAACCCTGACCAACCCGGCGACCTGTCTGTCGACAATATCACGGCTGATGGATACAAAATCGTCATTTGGCTGTCGGAAGGACAAGCAGGCACCACGTATACTGTAACCGTAAAGGCGGCACTTGCGAGCGGGCGAACATTACAAAGAAGCATGCTGCTGCCGGTAGTTGCACTTTCGTTTCCATCCATTCCAGTGAATGCGCTCGAGACCACGACTCAGGATCCACTTACAGATCAAAATGGAAACCCACTCGTTAGCAGTTGAAGGCATGCATGATGCTCTGTTGCGGCGCCCGGAGCCAACCCAATCTCAGGCGCCTTTCGGTCCGACCTGCTTTCAAAAGGCCATTCCAACTCCACGGCCAGCGTCAAATAGCTTCCAGAACCCACTTCTCACAGTGGACAAGAGAACGCTGCGTGACAGGCAAGGGTCTAGGCAGTCATCGATCTCTATAACCAGCATTACCTCTATCGCGGAAGCCGCCGCCACATGATCCGACGGTAGTCGTGCCGGGCACGAATCGAATATCTTGAGAGTTCAGAAAAATGCCTACAATTGACGAACTTGCCCCGGCAACGGCCGCCGCGGACACCGATGAACTGGTAGTCAGTCAAAACCTCATTACCCGAAAGATAACTCGCGCGCAGGTTTTGGCTGGTGTTCAGTCGCAGCTGACGATACCCGCTGGAACGGTCCTGGGGCGTATCTCCGCGGGACAGGGCGCACCAGAGACGATTGCCGTTGGCGCATATCTGAGCCTCGCCTCTGGAACGCTATCCGCGCTGGCCGCTCCATATTCCATCTTGCTGTCACCGGTTGGCCTGGTGCCGTCCGCCGGCGATCTCATACCGCTTTCGCAGAGCGGGAATAACGTCTCCGTTAGCTACAGCGTGTTCCTGCAAGGCCTGGCAGCCCTTACGACCCTGAACGGATCGCAATTGCTGGTCACACCGACCGGTAGTTCAGCAACCC